CGTGTTCCTCGAAGGCATTGCACGTAGTAAGGGCATGACTGAAGCTGAGACATTTCTCAAACGTGTACGTAGACTCAGTGCCGTAGAGACTTACCTGAGTAGCTTTGTTGATGGCATAGCCACACATACCAAGATGGATGGTAAGCTGCATGTACGATTACTACAACACCGCACAGGTACAGGCAGACTGTCAGGGGCAGACCCGAACATGCAGAACATGCCACGTGGTGGTACGTTTCCAGTGAAGCGTGTGTTCAAGTCACGATGGGAAGGTGGGCAGATCATGGAAGCTGACTTTGCACAGTTGGAGTTTCGTGTAGCTGCATTCCTGTCACAAGACAAAACTGCCATTGATGAGGTGACTACTGGCTTTGATGTACACAGTTATACAGCTAAAGTTATCTCTGATGCAGGTCAACCTATCTCACGTCAGGATGCTAAGTCACATACCTTTGCACCTCTGTATGGTGCTAGTGGGTTTGGACGTACAGAAGCAGAGGCTGCGTACTACAAGCAGTTCACAAAGAAATACAGTGGCATAGGCAAGTGGCACGAAGCTCTTGCCAAGGAAGCATTGAACACTGGCAAGATACGTACACCATCTGGACGTGAGTTTGCATTTCCTGATGTACAACGTAGACGATTTGGTGGTGTGACATATTTCACACAGATAAAAAATTATCCTGTTCAATCGTTTGCCACTGCTGACATTGTGCCTATATCTCTGATATACATAGATAAGCTGATGGGTGTAAATCAGATGTGGTCGTGTATTGTAAACACAGTACATGACAGTATCGTGATTGATGTTCACCCAGATGAAACAGAAAAGGTACTCAAGGTAATAAACAGGACAAATGAAATGCTTACATCTTTGGTCAATAAGAAGTGGAATATAGACTTCAATGTTCCGCTATTATTAGAAGCAAAAATTGGTGACAATTGGCTTGACACAAAAGACGTAGCCTGATATAACTATACATTCGTAAAACACAAAGGAGAAAATATGAATCAAGTAGCAATTAATACAAACTTTTCAGACATGGCAAAACTCATGGGTATGTCTGTGGATAACAAGCAGTCAGAGAAAGCATCTACGCTTGCTCGATTGCGTATTTCTCATTCACCTATCATGGGTGAGGCAGAGGTAAACGGCAAGACCAAAAAGGTTGAGGTCGTTGAAGGTGGTACATACAGGTTGGAGATACCTGATGGGCCAACATACTATGCATCTAAGGCAGTTGTACGTCCATTCCTACAACGCTTTATGTACAAGCGTTTTGTAAAAGGTAATGACAGTACGCCTAACCGTTACATCAAGACTGTCATGGCTGACAACTTGAACATTGACCTCAAGGACAATGACGGTGGGTTCAACTGTGGTAAACCTGCAGGGTACATACAGGACTTCAAGGCACTGCCTGAGTCCATGCAAGAGTTGATCAAACAGATCAAGCGTGTACGTGTAGTATTCGGCACTGTCGAATTGGTTGATCCTGTAGATGCAGCAGGTAAGGCTGTTGATCTATCCTCTACACCATTCATCTGGGAAGTAGAGAACCGTGATGCGTTCAAGTCTATTGGTGCATTGTTTACCAAGCTTGGCAAGATGCGTAGGCTACCACCGCAGCATACGTTTACTGCTACTACAGCAGAGCAGTCGTTACCAAATGGTAGCAGCTTCTATTTGCCAGAGACTGCACTTGACTTGCAGAGTACGTTGGAGTTGGATGATGCCTCTCAGGAAACACTAGGTAACTTCCTAGCATGGGTAACAAACTATAACGAGTACATCTCAAATGCTTGGGATGAGAACGCCCACAAGCATGAGGATGTAGACAAGGAAGGTGTGGAAGAGTTCATCGACATTACTGAAGAGGACTTTGCATAATGAACCATCCTGCTGAACTGAAACTTCACCAGTTTATGTCTGATGCAATTGATGGGAAGACTACCTTCTCTGAAGAAACTGCTAAGAAAATTGGTGAAGAGGTGGCAGAAGCAGTCATACGTCAGTTTGGTAGTGGTAAATCTCGAAAGGAGTTCAGGTTACGGATGTCCAACATTGGACGTCCTACCTGTCAACTCTGGTTTGAAAAGAATAAACCTGAGAGTGCATTACCAAAACCATCCACGTTTGTAATGAACATGATGATAGGAGACATAGTTGAAGCAATTTTTAAAGGCTTGCTTAAAGAAGCTAAAGTGGACTTTGATGACACTGATCAAGTTACTCTTGATGTGGGAGATTCTAATGGTACTAGGGTTTCTGGTAGTTATGATCTTATAATGGGTGGTGCAGTAGACGATATAAAGTCTGCTTCTGATTGGTCTTACCGTAATAAGTTCGAGTCATATGCCTCACTGAAAAAGAGTGATCCTTTTGGGTACATAGGTCAACTTGCAGGTTATGCAAAAGCATCTGACAAACGTGCAGGTGGATGGTGGGTAGTAAATAAAGCTAATGGTAGTTTTAAATATGTACCTGCTGCTATTGACATGCGAGTAGAACTTACTAAATTAAAAGAGACAGTTGAAAAAGTTAACGAGAATAAGTTTGAACGTTGCTTTGAAGCTGTTCCTGAGACTTACAGAGGTAAGCCTAGTGGCAACATGATATTAAATGATAGTTGCAAATTCTGTGATTATCGCTTTGAGTGTTGGCCTAATATGAAAGAGCTACCTTCTAAGGTATCACAAGCACGTGAGCCTAAGACTGTAGCATATGTCGAACTAAAGGAGTAATAGATGATTAGTGCAGACGAGATGAAAGAAATGCAGGAAGATATTCGTGCAATGGAAACTGAACTTGCAGAGAAAAAGAAAGCACTGCGAGAGGCAAAGTATGCAGGTCTACGTACAGCAATGCAAGCACGTAAGGAAGCAGACGATGCCATTAAACAAGAGCTAAAAGATTTAGGCTATCAGTCTACATCATTTGGTATACCTTTATCCTCATCGTATCACTGGAAGTTCTAGTGAATCGAAAGCAGTTTCAGGCAGCACTAAAGTATGGCTACAGAAGTGGGCTAGAGATAAAGGTAAAAGATTATCTTGTAGAACACAATGTGCCTATCAAGTACGAAGCTATAAAGATAGAGTGGGAAGACTTGATGTACCGCACATACACGCCAGACTTTGTGTTGCCAAACGGCATTATCATTGAGACAAAAGGTAGGTTCACGTCAGATGACCGTAGGAAACACACGCTCATTAAGAGGCAACATCCCAAACTAGATATACGTTTTGTGTTTGAAAGCAGTAAACGTAAGCTTAGTAAAGGGGCAAAGACAACCTACGGTATCTGGTGTGACCGTAACAAGTTTATGTACGCAGATAGAGTCGTACCTTTGGAATGGTTAAAAGAGAAAGGAAAAGATACACACCCTGAGTTAATAGAATTTCCACTTGAAAAAATAAAAAGGAGCTAGAATGGCTGATGAAAACGAAAGAATATTTGTAGACTTTGAACCGAATGATTTTGTCATACGAATATCACCTATACTTGACGCAGAAGATAACTGGACAGGAGAGCTTAACGTAGGTTATATAACTATGGATGAAAACTTTCTCAAAGAAGATGACTACACTCATGTAGACGTAGTTACAAACATGGCTGTATCATCCATACCATTAATGGAAGACGATTTAAAATTTAGAAATCAGCTTTACGACTACACTGCAAGTCTGCTAAAACAGCAGAAAGAAAAAAAGAAACCAGATATAATCAGAGATGGCAGCAACATAATTCAACTAGACTTTAATGCAACTAAATAGGAGTGACACATGGCAGACAATGTAAACAAACCACCACACTATAACCACGCAGGTATTGAATGCATAGAAGCCATTCATGCTGCACTCACACCAGAGGAGTTCAGGGGTTATATCAAAGGCAACAATATGAAATACACATGGCGTGAAAACTACAAGAACAAAGACGAGGACTTACGGAAAGCACGTTGGTATTTAAATTACTACTTGGAGAAACTAGATGCAGATCAAAGTGTACTTAACCTTAAATGTAGATGAGGATGAATATCCAGTGCCTGTCGATGGAAAGATTAAAGAAGAGTTTTCGGAAACGATACAAGAATTTATTTACGACATAGATGGGATAGTAGTAAAAACAATTAACATATTAACGGAGTAAGCAATGAGTAATTATTTACCGACTGATTATCAGTCATTCATACATAAATCACGTTATGCAAAGTACTTTGATGGCAAGGGGCGTGAGAACTGGGGAGAAACAGTAGAACGATACATGGATAATGTAGTTCGTAAGGTTGCAGGTAATGACACGTACATCAATGAGATACGTGATGCAATCGTAGGCTTGGAGATTATGCCAAGCATGAGAGCAATGATGACCGCAGGTCCTGCATTAGAGCGAGACAATACAGCAGGATACAACTGTAGCTATTTACCAGTTGACGATCCTAAATCTTTTGACGAGGCTATGTTCATCTTGCTCTGTGGTACTGGTGTCGGCTTCAGTGTGGAACGACAGTTCGTCCAAAAACTTCCTGAAGTTCCTGAACTGTTCGTCAGTGACACTACTATCGTTGTCAAAGACAGTAAAGAGGGGTGGGCGAAAGCGTTCAGACAATTGTTAGCACTCCTATGGGCAGGTGAGATTCCAAAGTGGGATATCTCTCAGGTACGTCCTGCAGGTGCAAGACTCAAGACATTCGGTGGACGTGCTAGTGGACCTGCTCCATTAGTTGAACTGTTTAATTTTTCAGTTCAGACATTTAAAAATGCACAAGGCCGTAGGCTAACATCTATGGAATGTCACGACTTGATGTGTTTTATTGGACAGATAGTAGTTGTAGGTGGTGTACGTAGGTCAGCAATGATTTCTTTGTCTAACCTAAGTGATGATCGTATGCGTCATGCTAAGTCTGGGCAGTGGTGGGAGACTGCTGCACACAGAGCATTGGCGAACAACTCAGTTTCTTACACAGAGAAGCCTGATATTGAAACATTCATGCGTGAGTGGCTATCTCTTGTAGAAAGTAAGTCAGGTGAAAGAGGAGTATTCAACCGTGAAGCATCTAAAAAGCAAGCTGCAAAGTATGGTAGGCGTGATCCAGAACATGAGTTTGGAACTAATCCTTGCAGCGAGATTATTCTTAGACCGTATCAGTTCTGTAATCTTACTGAAGTCGTGGTTAGGGCTACAGATACTTATGATAGCCTTGCACGTAAGGTCAAGTTGGCAACGATTCTTGGCACTATTCAGTCCTCCTTCACCAGATTTCCATATCTGCGAAAAGTGTGGCAACGAAATACCGAAGAAGAACGATTGTTGGGTGTGTCGCTCACAGGAATAATGGACAATCCCTTGATGACTATGAAGAACAAAGGTCTTGAAAGCACACTGTCTCAGTTACGTGAGGTTGCAGTACAGACAAACGCAGAATGGGCAGAGAGACTGAAGATCAATGCTTCTGTAGCTATCACCTGTGTAAAACCATCAGGCACTGTGTCGCAACTTGTGGACTCAGCCAGTGGTATTCATGCAAGACATTCCCCCTACTACATACGTACTGTACGTGGTGATAACAAAGACCCACTCACACAGTTTATGATAGATCAGGGAATACCAAATGAACCATGTGTGTTCAAGGGTGACACGACTACCGTGTTCAGCTTTCCTGTAATGTCACCTAACAGGGCTGTTACACGTAATGATATGACCGCCATAGAACAACTAGAGATGTGGCTTACATATCAACGTTACTGGTGTGAACACAAACCATCAGTGACTATCTCTGTGCGAGATGATGAGTGGCTAACTGTTGGTGCATTTGTGTACAAACATTTTGATGAGATGTCAGGTGTGTCATTCTTACCACACTCTGATCATACTTATCAGCAAGCACCATATCAGGATTGCACAAGGGATGAATATAAGGCATTACTTAAATCAATGCCAAAACAAATCAACTGGGAAGCTCTGTCAGAGTATGAACAGGAAGATAACACCGTAGCTATGCAGACAATGGCTTGCTCTGGCGATGTCTGTGAAATTGTAGATTTAACATAAGGAGAGTATCATGTTACAACCAATCAAAGGATCATACTACCGAAGATTTCAACCTCAGTCATATAAGGAGAACGACAGTAAAGCTAAAACAGCAATAACAAATTACTTAGAAGGCAATGGACATAACATTCTTGACACAGAGGAAGACTTTTCTTTTGACATAAAGAGTGAAAAGAATGGCGGTATGTATTTCATTGAAGTAGAAATGAAGAACCAATGGACAGGTGATTGGAATCCTAAATGGAAAGAGATACGCATACCGTACAGAAAGTATAAACTGATTAATAAGTACAAGGAAATGCAAGGCGACAAAACATTCTGTAACTTTTACGTTATACGTAGTGACTGTCAACAAGCATGGAGAATCAAAGACTTTCAACTAACCAAGGAATGTGCCAAAGAGATATGGTTAGCTAATGCTAGACGATATGAATACTTCTTTCACATTCCCTACACAGAAGCAGAACTAGTCAACATAGCATAAGGAGAATATCATATGTCATACACACACAAAAAAACTCGCAAGGAACGTGGGCTTGGCAAATATGATGCACCATTAAAGTTTCAGTTCGAGCAAGGATACGGAGACTTTAGGCGTGGAAGGGTGGGTAATCCTTTTCACAAAGACACGATGCAACATCGTGAATGGAATAGGGGATTTAACAAAGCCTATTTCGAGCAGTTAAAAAAGGTAAGGCAACATGAAGCTAGAGGAAGAGGCTAAAAAATATATGGAACATAAATACGAGAACGTGGACTTTAAGTCATATCAGGACATGGCATCAGAGACTGCTGTATACAAGGCTGAACACGCTGTAATCTATCCTGCACTGGGCTTGGCAGCAGAGGCAGGTGAGGTAGCTAACAAAGTAAAGAAGATACTACGTGATGGTAACTTCAATCGTGAAGCTATTGCAGATGAAGTGGGGGATTGCTTGTGGTACATTGCTGCACTGTGTCGTGACCTAAATGTGGACATGAAAGACCTCGCAAAGAATAACTTACGAAAGTTGCATGATAGAAAGCTTAGAGGAGTTATACAAGGGAGTGGTGATAAACGATGAGTGATATTTATATGGCAATGTTCATATTGTTTGCAATTATAGTAGGGGCAATATGGGTATTCACGAGAGACTACGATAAATAAAAAGAGGGGGGCTTGATGCCCCCTTTTTTAATATGCTGCTTTTAACTGTCTTGCTATTTCTACGAGTGTCTGCAAGTCCTCTGCATTCATGGGGTCAGGCATAGGGTCTTTACCCATAGCTTGCCTACGTTTTCCATACATCTCAACAAACCTTACAGTAGCCAAGCTCCTAGCTTTAGGATCAATGCGTCTGTACTTTGTCATTGCACGTGCATATTTATCGCCTTGTGCAATAGCTCCATCCTTTATCTTTTGTTTGAATGCTTTTAGACTTTCACTTACATACAAACGCACATGATTATTTATGAATTGTTGCCGTGTAAACTCTTCACGCACACTCTTGTCTGCACGTAAGTATTCTCTGTGTCTTCTCTTACCTTCTTGTCTAGCACCTTTAGCTAACAATTCTATGTAGCCATTGATCATGTCTTGTTCAAATGCTTTTATACTTGGCACTTTACTCTTACTGCCAAACTCACGCCAATCAAATCCTAGCTCCATAAGATACTCTGCATCTTCAGGTGGACGATTAGTCATAGTAATACCTGCAAACTTTAAGATTGGAGACAGGCGTTCTTTACCGTCAGGATAAAATGCTTCTGATCTACGTGGTAGTTTTGCCTCTTCTTCAGCAGACAAAAAGAAACCACGAGACTGCACTGATCTACGCACATTATCTACAAACGAATGTGCAAAGTCTAACTTTGGATCACGTGCAACATCTGCGTACTCTGTACCACGTTTACCTGTAACACGTTGGGCATCAATTATCTGTGCAAATGGAACCATCCAAGTAGTTAGATAGTTTCCTAGTGTTCTACCCAAAGCCTTACCTGCACGTTCACCTTTGCTTAAATCAACTCCCCCTGCTATCTGTGCCATCTCTTCTATTATAGAATTACCTACGCCAGTACGTAAGTTAACACCCACAAATAAATCTGCAAAATCTCTTGCATTAAACCATGTATCAAACGTATCATTCATTAAACGTTTTGTAGCTTCACCTGCATATAATATTTGTGCTAGTGGATATGTTGCTGTAGTGTCCATCTGAGCTTTTTCACCTACTGTAATCATCTCTGCACTTGGAGATACATCATCAGATGTGCGGTACATGTAAGCAGCACCAACTGCAGCTATGCCCATTAAGTTTCTAGTAACTGCTTGTCTCTCAAAGTCTGTCATTGGCCCACGAATATCTTTTTTTACTACACTCATAATCTTTCGTGTTAAAGGTATAGAAGCACCTGCACCGTACTGTGCCATAAGCTCCATACTATTAAACATAAAACGTGGGAATGGAACTACGACTGTCAAACCATTACGTGTTATAAAACTAGACACACCACGAAATACAGGAAGGTCTGGTTGTTTTGCGTAAGTAACATCCATAGCTCTATACACTGACCTATCAACAAGATCAATAAAACTTGGAGCACCTTCAGGGCGTACACTAGATGCATCATTTAACAAGTCTTTTAGCTTACCCTCGTTTAATGCGTCTAACAAATCTAGGTTGTATTCACGTTTAGTAAGACGTTCTAACTCACCAAAGAATTGCCCACGTCTTATTAAATATTCCTGCCAACGGTTAGGGGTGTTAAGTGTATCAACAACATCTTCAGCAAGACTCATTACATTGTCAAACTTAGTACCAGTACCACGACCTGTTAATCTTTGTATTTCATTAATGTTATTGAACATGGTATCAAACTGTTTGGCTAACTCTGGTTGTTCTAGTATAAGATCGGTGTAACCTTTTGCTACGTCAGGTCTTGAAAATGCATATTTCCAATTACTAAAACTACCACTCCAATTTTCACCACTAAATATTTGAGCTACCCCTTTAGACACGCCTTTGTTTTGTGCTGTATAGATAGCGTGGTCCATAACATTACCTAACCCCTCCAAAGGTACACGTATAGCACCTGATGACAAGTTACGTGCAGCAGTAGCTATTTGAGAAACTAACCCACCACGTCTAACATTTTCAAGACGCATCACACCTTTTCTAAAATCACCTGCTTCTCGTGCTTTTCTTTTTTCTTTATCCATATTTCTTACGGATGCAGGTTTTGATCTTTTTATCTGGGAAAATTTTTGCAGTACTGTACCTGCTCTTGATGCACTTCCTGCTGCCACTAATACATAATCTTCAAATGACAGACCATACTTGTTTAGTGTATCAATAAACTCTACAGCAAATTCATCTGTTAATCTCAAGTCACCTCTAGTTGTAAGATTAAACAAGTCTTCTATTACAGTATCAGCTTTACCAAAGTATTCTGGGTGTGCATTTTTAAGATCAACTGCTGCAGCTACAAGTGGATTAAATTTATCTGGGTTTAACAGTGGTGAAGTTATTGCATCATCACCTAATGATAAGTCAAACAAAGCACCATCACGTTCTGTTATTTCTGTAGCTATTTCTTGTCCAAGTTTCTTTGCCTTTTCAAAATCGACAACTCTTCTACCTTCTTTTACTGTAGATATTGATGTGTTCCATTTTTTATCTATGGCATCAATAAAATCTTCTACCATGTCTTGGTTATTTTTAACAACAAAATTCGCAAGTTCACGTGCTTCTTTTGCTGCTTCCATAGTAGCGAGTTTAGCACCACCAATGTTATATCTACGTGCCAGAGCCAATTGTTCCTCTGGTGTTTTGAGTAATGCTTTACCTCCTTTAAGTAGTTTTGCACCACCTAATCCAAAGGTAGCAACCTCTGCTGCAGACATAAATCCAAATGCAGTGTAGCCTACAGTACCTAATGCAGCTTTTGAAGCGTCTTTATATCTACCTTCTTTGGCAGCTAAATATGCTTCTTGTCCACTTTCAACAGCATCACTAAAAGCAATAGGTACATCATGGGCAATTGTAATTGGGTTAATTACAGAGTCAGTAAGCACAACACCATTCATTGCACCAAGTATGGACTCATCCATATTTCTTAGTGCAGTTTCTGCTACTCTACGTGTCATGGCATTCTCACTCTGGAGATTAGCCAACATTGTTTCTCTTTGTTTTTCGGGGGATTCACCTGCAAAGGAATTTAATGATTCCATAGCTGCATCTGTATCTGTTTTTAGTAAGATGCTATCAGGGTTTCGTTGTCTTATTAAATCTAAGGCTTCCTCACGGCTTATGCCTTGACCTTTCATAAACTTTTCAAGTATTGCTTCTTGTTCTGCACGTCTTTCAGCCATTACCTTTTGTATAGATGTTAACTGATCAACGTTATAGTAATCTCCAAAGTATTCTACAGTACGTTCATATGCTTGATCTAGCTTTTCACTTAGCTCTGGGTCTAGGTCAGGTGTCTGTTCAGGAAACTGTTGCTCCTGCACCTCTGGTGTTATTGCAGAATTAGTTTTTGGTTGTGTAAAAGTTAAAAAGTCTGTTGTTTGTTCAAACGCAGGTTTTGGCTGAACGTCTTGTACAGGTTCTTCTTTTTCTTTTATAGGAGTAAAGTCGCTTGTTGTAGGTACACCCTTCACAAACTCTTCGAAAGACAATTCCATGTTACTTACCTACTGCGACATATCAAATCGCAACATACGCATTCCTGTTGTGTGGTCTAGTGCATTTGTATAAACATATAAGCTTTCATTAAAACTTATAACATCACCTACTTTATATTGATACTGATCATACTTTTGATTAAATGTAGTTTGATCTGTTTCTACTATAAATTTGTTACTTTCATTATACATGAGGTCATACGCATATTGCTGCAGATTAGCTCTTGCAGATTTGTACACTTGATCTGCCCCTGCTTGTAACCTACTATCGTTTACACCTATGTTTGCTTGGTGCAACCTTCTTGCAACATTTATGTTTGCTATGTGAGCTAAATGAACACTACCGTCTTCCATGTTTTCAATTGCATCATTTACACCTAGTTTAAATCCTTTGGTGATAAGCTCTTCGTTTCTATATTGTTTTGCTAAATCGTTTACTGCTTTTGACGTAAAGCTTTCACTATTTGTGCCTTTATCATCACGTTCTGCTTCTTTCATAGTACGTAAATCTTCTAGCAATTTTTCTTGTTCGGCCTTGAGTGCATCTGCATCTTTACGATTTGGATTACGTGCAAGCTTTTGAGATATTACAGATAGTCTAGCACTAAACGAACTTTCAACTTTGTCTGGTTCAGCAAATAAGTTTTGGTATACATCTAAATTAATTATACTATCACTGTCTCCTGTTGGAAGTTGGGGAGCTTCTGATGTAGCGGTAATGTCACCAACTTTAGTAGGTTCAGCTATATCAATTGTCTCATTTACTTTGTCTTGATTAGTTTGACCTGTTTCATCTGTACTAAAATTCCAGATTGTGTTTGGGTCAACACCCTTTGACATTGCAGTTTGCCCTGCAGTAATAGCAAATGCAGAAGCCTGAGTTCCTTTTGCTAGTATACCATTGATTGTATCTTCATCGTATCCAAGCATTGCAAGCATACCTGCACTTTCATCAAGTAGTGCTTGTTTCTTTCTACGCTCACTTTCCCTTGCCATACGTTGTTGTGTACCAATGGCACGTTCTTCTCTGGCTATGCGTATTCTTTCATCTTCAACTCTTTGCATACGGTCAACAGCCGCATCAGATACACCTGCTAAAAATCCACCTAATTGAAAACCCATTATGCTCTCCTTGCCATTAGTCCACCAAGTTCAGGTGCAGGTTCTTCTTGACCCTCTTCAGGAACCATTTCAGGTTCTTCCTCTGGTACTTTATTTTCTTCTGCCTCTGCTAGTTTTTCTGGTAGTTTTTCTTTTAAACGTTTCATGGCAAGAGCTATCTTAGTATCAGATATTTCATCTTCATCTATACGTTCTTCCAAACCAAGATCATACTCAACTCCTGACTCATCTGCAATGTAAGCCATCATTTCTATAAGCACTGGCATAGCAAGAATACCTACATCAATGGTGTGCATACCTTCCATAACAGCAGAACTTTGCATTGCATCTGCAATTGTTGTTAGTGGTATGCCTAGTTCCATAACATCAAGTAATTGATCAACTACTTTTGGATCACTAAAACGTGGAATGTAATATTCTAACGCTTCTTCTACTGTGTTATACTGAGGAGGTTTTTGCCAAGGTCTACCACCCACTTCATGTGTAAGACCCATTCCCGGTATAGGTGCATCTATTAGTTGTTTTCTAGGATTTGCCATTCTTAAAACCCATTCTTGCTTTACGTAATTCTGACACCATTTCTACAACTGTATCTTGTGGTGTTTTTTCTTTTGGTTCTTCTTTTTTAGGAGATACCCTAGCCAACAAACCTTTAAATGGAGAAACCTCTTCTGGTTTATTATTTTCTACAAGTGCATTTATTTTTGCGTATGCTTTTACGGATTGATTATACATATTATATCACCTTATTATGTTGGGAATTTAAAGAAACTGCTTATTCCACCGTCAACAGTACCTAAACCTGCAGTTAAAAATGTACCAATTAAATTACCAAATGCCAATGATGAGTTGTAATCATTCTGTAAGTCAGCAATGTCTGCTTTGATGTCACCTTGTAGTTTTACTTGTGCAAGTTTATTACCACGATCACGCTCATTTTCAGCAGACTGCCATGCAAATTCCATACTGTCAGAATAGTATTGCCATAGGTTATTCATATGAGTATCACTCATGTCCATAATAGACTTAGCATTAAGTTCATTTGCTCTATTTACTGAAGCAGTGTTTGCTGTTGCAACTTCCCTACGCCATTGTACATTATTTTGATCAATAACTAAACGATTTTTTGCATTAAATTGTTCTCTTTGATTTTTCATTTCAGAATTAAATCTTGATTGTGCATTTTCTTCACCTGCACTAAACTGTGTCATAGCATTTGATTGTGATGCATTAAACTGTTGTGTCTGTGTTTGTAGGTTTGCAAAGAACTGATCAACCTGCATTTGGCTTGTAGCATTAAATTGTTTAGCTGCGTTCTCTGCTGCTTGATCTGTAAACAAAGCTTGTTGCATTGCTTGTGCCTTAAACATTGTAGCCTGTTGAGCATTGTCTAAGTTTTTCATGTCCATTGCCATAAAGTTTTGGGCATTCATTACTGCTGCCTGTTGACGGTTAGACAAGTTAGCCATATCCATTTGAGATAGTGCAGCAGCTTCTGCCATAACTAAGGCTTGTGTATTGTTTAAGTTTTGCAACTCCATTGTATTAGCAATACGAGAGTTTTCCAAAGCAACCTGTTGCTCTGCTGTAAAGTTCATATTGGCTACGTCAGCAATCTTAGATGCATTCATAACACGAGATTGAAATGCTTGGTCAAACTCTTGACCCATAAAAGCTGCACGTTGTTGTGCAGCCAACATAGCTCGTTCCTGACGATTAGATAAGTTCTGTGCTTCAAAGGCTGCTTGTGTTGCAGCATCTGATTGTGCAATTGGTAATGCAGATTCCATAGCTGCTTGTACAACAGCTTGTCCTGCAAGGCTAGATGCACCTAGTCCACGTGCAGCCATTGCACTGGTAGCTGCTCTCATGGCTCCTGCAGCCCATGATGGTGTTTTACCACCCTCAAAGTCTTGCATTAAACCATCAAGTTGACCTTGTACTGTAGCTTGTTGGGAAGGAGTTGCCTGTGCAGCCTGTATTTGTTCTGTAAATTTAGCTGCTGTAGCTGCATTTGCTGCACCAGATACAAGTTCACCTGCTTGTATTTGACGTTGGGCAGGGTTATTCATAAGAATGCCTGTACCCTGTGCACTACTTAAAGATGATACAGATGTACCCTGTGCAGTTTGAGCACCTACAGTTGCACCTGTACTCATTTGTCCTTGAGCACCTGTAACACCTGCAAGTTGTGCTCTCATGTCTTGTGTAACTTTTGATGCATCAAAGGTAGCTGCGTCAGTAGGGTCTACACCTGCAGCTTGTGATGCTGTTCCTGTGGTAGTAGTTGCTGTAATGTCACCTGTTACATCACCACTAGATTCACCTATTAATTGTGCATCAACAACATCAATACCACTTGCTTCTACTTTACCACCTGTAGGCAATGCAGGAGTATATGCGAGTGAAGCAACTTTGTCTTGTACTTTTTCAGGTGTACCCCCCGGAGCAAATGAAGGTTTCTTTTGTGGAACCATTCCACCTTTTAACATGCCAATAGCCATGTCTTTGTATTGGTTCATCTGATCCTGTTTGGCAGGATTCTGAGCTAAGTAATTAGCAAACCCTTCCATCTCTCCTGAGTAACCCATAGTACGAGCTATTCTTTCTTCTGCTTCAGGTTTGAATCCTTTAAACTGTATCATTATTTATTCCTATTACCAATTACCACGATGTTTGCCAATGAAGTATATTATTGCAGCAAATAAGATAAAGCCAGTAAGTACCATGACAATTCCAATACCCCAGTTTATTAGATTGTCTATTTTTTCCTGTCTACGATATACAGCTTCTTTTTGCATTTTTCTTTGCTCTGCTTCAATAGCAACGATGCTATCCCAAGCTGAAGGTCCGTAGTAGAGACTAATGTGTTGTCTCAATTCCTCACGCATTTCTTTGGCTTTTTGTTGCGCTGCCCATATCTCAATTGCAGAGGTATCAAACTTAGGGTCAAGCCTTTTCCACAGAGGTGGGTCTTTGGCTTTGTTACCCATATAGTCTAGGTCAGATACCGCCCTACCAAAAGAGGATATGTCTTTACCTAATTCACTAATTTC